ACTTGCAGCAGATAAGCATGGTAGTTCTTATGGTATGAAGGATCAATATGGTAGAAGATATGAACATTATGGTTTTTTTGATGAAAAACATAAACATACAGGTAAAACTATTGGCGAGGTTTTGGTATTGGAGTTTGAAGAAAGAAGAATAAAAGATGATGATTATGAATTGTTAAGTATTATTGAAAATAAACCAATTGAAGTTGGATTTGTAAAAGTTTTAGATGTTGTTGAAAAAACTGAAAAGAAAAACGTTGATTTTGAATATGAAGTACAAGATATGTTCAAAAAATCAAAACAATTTGAATTTCCGATTAAAATTGTTCGTGAAAATGAAAATATTGTAAATAAAATTGAACAGCTTACTGAATTTTTACATATAAAAAAAATTGGTTTTGAATATAGGGAATTGGAATTTTTAATACCTTTGAAGTTTAGAACAAATGATTGTGCAGAAGATTCTGATATTTTTAAAGAATTAATTGATATTAAAGAGGTTTTTTTACGTGATAATTATGGTGAATTAACTGGTTATGGAATAATTAAATATATAAAAAGAATAACACATAACGATGCTTATGATATAATTAAATTCGAAGCAATTGAAATGCAAAATACAAATACACACTAAAATTATGAATGAAATAAAAATAACAATACCTGATGATTTAATTAATGATTGTAATTCATTTTCTGCATCGCTTGAATTCATTAAAGAACTAAAGGATTTGGTATTAGAAGAATGTGAAATACAATTTTATAAAATTATTGGTCAAACAAAAAAATAAATTATTATGGGAGATTTTTTAGACAAACTTAAAAAAGCTGTTGATACTGGTGAATTTAATTCAGAAGCAGCAAAAAAAATTAATGAAATTGATAAATTAGCTGATGCTAAAACAAGTTCTTTTGAAAATGTTCAAGACAGACTTGAAAAAGCAGGTTTTAAACCAGCAGTTGGCGAAGAAGAAGCAATAGAACTTAATTCAGATTATGAAAAGAAAATGGAAGAAATAAAAAAACAGGATGCTGTTAATAAACAATTGGCAACATTAATTGAATGTGAAGATATGGTACAATTAAGTATTGGCGATATGATGACATTTATAACGGAATTGGAATCTAAATTTGAAAAAGAATTCAAAGAAAAAGACCCACTATTCATTGATTTATCTCTTAAAATTGAAGAAATTAAAAAGAATTATCAATCTATTATTAATAAATTAATTTAAAAATTTTAATTATGGCAAAAATTGAAAAAGCATCTGAAGATGTAGCAAAACTTTTTAGTGAAGTGCGTGACAAAACAACAATTCCACAATGGGTGGAAATTGAAGTTCTTGCAAATAACAAACAAAAAGAACTTTATAAAATCGTTAAATTAAACGATATTGTAGAAATACTTACCCAAGGATTAAATTTTGCTGTTGTTTTAAATGAAGAAATTCTTGAACAATTAACAGCAGAACAACAGGAAATGGCAATTAATGAATGTCTTGCTGGTGTTAATGTTAACGAAAATGATGTAGTATCATTAGGAAAACCAAATTTTAGTACATATAGAGGTGTGCTTGAAAAATATGGGCACGATCCAATTATTGTATTACATGAATCTGTCAAAAGTCTTTATGACGTTAAGAAACAGAAAGAAGAAGAAGAAAAAGCAACAAAAAAAGGAAAGAAGAGTAATTTGAAAAAAACGTTTTAAATTATATTAGTCTCACCAAAAATCCCGTCAAATGGCGGGATTTTTTTATTTATAAGTATTTATAGAAAAATCTTTTATAGTATGATTTCATATAATATTAAGTATCCACTTCAAGATGATGTAAGTACAAACAGTTATTTTTTAATGACTAAAGTAACTAAAGATGCTTTTACATCTGATTTGCTTCTTCTTCTATTAACACAAAAAGGTGAAAGATATTATGAGCCTGATTATGGTACAAATTTATTAAAATATTTATTTGAACCAAACAATAATTTAACAGCAGATGATATAGAACAGGACATAAAAAGAACAGTTTCTTTATATATTCCAAGTCTTACAATTGATAAAATTACATTTAATTTAAATACTGATGATACGGGACAACCAATTTCAGAAGAACAATTAAATGTAAATATTAAATTTACATACAGTGAAGATGCATTTTCTGAACAAGGCAGTCTTGATATTAATTTTTAAAATAAATTTTATTAAACAATATGAAACATGGGTGATACAACAACTAATATAATACGTTTTGGAAGTCGAACATTCGGAGAAATTCGTACCGATCTTATTTCAATGATAAGACAAGCCTATCCAGAAATTTTATCTGACTTCACAGATAGTTCAGTTGGTGCAATGCTTATTGATTTGAATGCGGGAGTTGGTAATAATTTAGCAATTAACATCGATAGAGCATTTCAAGAAACGCAATTGGAATATGCTCAACAAAAAGCATCGATATTAAATATTGCAAAAAATATGGGTTTTAATATTCCTGCAAAAAGACCATCAGTTACTATTGTTGATTTTACTGTTTTAATTCCAGTTCTCGGTGATAGACCAGATGCAACATATTATCCTACATTAGATGCAGGTGCACAAGTTATTGGTGGAGGTAAAATATTTGAAACACAAGAAATAATTAATTGGAATTCACCTGTAAGTAATTTAGGTGATCCAAATCGTTCGATTTTACCCAATTTTGATTCAAATGGTATTATTATTAGTTATAGTGTTACAAAAAGAGAAGTTGTTGTTAATGGGTCTACAAGCATATTTAAAAGAACAATTACAGCAGCAGATATTATACCCTTTTTTACATTTACATTGCCAGACCCCGATGTAATTGCAATTGATAGTGTTATTTTATTGGAAGGAACAAATTATACTACAAATCCAACAACCAATGATTTTAATACATCAGAAAATAGATATTATGAAGTTGATTATTTGGCACAACAAAGAGTATTTGTTGAAGATGTTCAAAGTTCACAAATAAATAATAATACAAATGGTCTTAAAGCAGCAACTTGGATTGATATAACAAAAAAATTTATTAAAGAGTTTACACCTAATGGTTATTGTAAGTTAACATTTGGTTCTGGAGATTCTGATGTTAATGCGTTTAGAGATGGATTTCTTAAAGAAGGTGTAAGTAATAAATATTTTCTTGAAAATTTTTTAAATAATACTGCATTAGGTGAAAAATTAAAAGCAAATTATACATTATTTGTTAAATATAGAACTGGTGGTGGTAGTAATTCAAATGTTGGCGCAACTGTATTAACACAACTTGGTGGATATAATTTAAGCGTAAGAGGTTCTCGTCAAGATTATAATCAATCGGTACAAAGAAGTCTTAAAGTATCAAATCCAATACCAGCAATTGGTGGGAATGATGGGTTAAGTGTAGAACAAATAAGACAATTGATTAAATATAATTTTTCAAGTCAAAATAGAGATGTTAGTTTAACAGATTATTTATTACAACTTTATAAAATGCCCGGACAGTTTGGTTCGCCATTTCGTGCTAATGCATTTAAATTAAATAATAAAGTGGTTATTTCAATACTTGATATTGGTTCAGATGGTAAATTATCAAATACAAGTAATACTTTATTAAAGGAAAATATTGCAGAATATCTTACTCAGGATAGAATGGTTAATGATTATATTGAAATTAAAGATGGTAAAATATTTAATTTGTCTTTTGATATTGATGTATATGTTGAAAATATTACCGATAATCAGGTAGCAAATAGTATTATAACACTTGTTACAAATTATTTAGATATTAATAATTATGAAATGAATCAGGATATTTTTCTTGGAAGACTTTTAAAAGAAATACTTAGCGCAAATGGTGTTATTAATGTTATTAGTATTAAAGTATATAATAAAGTTGGCGGTTTGTATTCAAATAATACCATTTCTCAGGATATTGTGGATTATAGTACTGGTGAAATTCAAATAATTAATAATACTATTCATTCAGTTGAAGATAGTATGTTCGAAATAAAGTACCCGGAAAAAGATATACGTGTAATGTTAAGAAAGAGTACTAATTAATGGAATTTATAAAAAAAACCATACAACAAATAATGACAACTGGTACAACAACTGGTTGTACTGGCACTTGCAGAGTTATTATTCCAGATACAGGTGTTACATATAATATTAAATTATTATTATCTCAGGAATTAAGCGATATTGGTTTTTTTGATGCATATGATTTTAGTGGATTTACTGGAACAA